CATGGTCACGGAGTTTTCGCAGATAAGGACTATGCTCAAGACGATACAATAGAGTTGTGTCCTTATTTGTTTGTCTCTGAAGATGAGGTAGCTGATGAATGTATACTTCACAACTACATGTTTCAGTCTGCGTATGAAGGTGATACGGACTTTATGGTCGTACTAGGTTTAGGCATGGTGTATAATCATGGCGACCCTCCAAACGCAGAATGGGAAATAGACGACAAAGACGAACGCTTTGTTAGATTTTTTGCACTCAAAGAAATAAAACAGGGCGAAGAAATACTGCACGATTACGGAAAGCAGTATTGGGAAAGTAGAGATGCCAGTATTACAATCGGGTTCTAAGTTTCGTACAGAGGTAGTTGCGTTAGGTAATACTAACAAGACGAATGTGTACACCGTACCTGCAAACTTCTCTTCACACTTGGAGAATTTGTTTGTAAGTAATAATCACACAGGTAACGTGACTTTGAGCCTACACCTTTTTCATGCAGATGATAATACAGAATATGACTTGCTGACTGCTCACAATATTGCGGGTGGGTCATACGAGTCTATATTTACTGTAGACAAGCCCCTGTATCTTCATGCAGGTGACATTATCAAATGCACAGCAGGTACAGCTAGTAAGCTAGTTATTACTACTGCCTGTGAAGAATTTTTTGACCCAGCGAGATAGGAGACAGGAGATGCCCCGTGTCACTAAAAAGCCAGCCGCTAAAAAAACCAAAGCCACACCGACTGCAGCGAAAAAGAAACCGACTAGAACGGTTAGCCTTTCGAAAGGCGGTGCGCCTAAGAGCAAATCAAGAGTTAATGAAGCTGGCAACTATACTAAGCCCGGAATGAGAAAACAACAGTTTAACCGCATCAAGGCTGGGGGCAAAGGTGGCGCACCCGGTCAGTGGTCAGCACGTAAAGCCCAGATGCTTGCGTCAGCTTATAAGAAAGCAGGAGGCGGTTACAAATGACATGGAACACGTATTTCTGCTTCTTGTCTATTTAGGCACAGGAGAGTTTCGCAACTTAGCCAGTGGCGACATGTACTTTCGTAGTATTAACGAGTGCAATTATTTTGCAGAGAAGTCAGCAAAGAGGTATGGTAATTATCAGTATAGCGCATACTTAGACCCAAAAGACAGAGTAACAGCTTATTGTGTACCTAAATACGTTAACCCCGACAACGTAAGGATATATTAAGATGGACCCCATCAGCGCAATGGCGACTGCTTCGGCAGCGTTTGGTGCAATCAAAAAAGGTTTTGCAGTAGGCCGTGACATAGAACAGATGGCAGGAGACTTATCCAGATGGATGGGTGCCATGTCTGACTTGGAACAGGCTGAGAAAGAAGCAAAGAACCCGC